GCAATGCCAGTTCATTCTGGAACAAAGTATTCAATTGTTACAATGTTAGACTATAATAAAAAGTTTCACACTCCAGAAATGTATAGGCCAGACGAAGACTAATGTTTAATATTTCAGTTGAAAGAACTTATGGTTCTGTTGTAAACATTTCTCCAATGTCTATTAAAAGAGATTGGATGGATGTTACCCCAGAAAAACATGCCTATAGATGTTTTCCAGTAACACAAGCAAATATGATTGGATGGAACCTATACTGTGAAAAAGACTTGGTTTTCACATGGAATGGAATTAATGACACATCTTCTGAAAATGTAAAGGTTTTAGAAGGTCATGAATTTTCTTATACTGCAAGAGGTCAATCTACAGTAAGTATTAATACTGGGTTAATTTTTAGAACTGATCAAGACGTAAGCATGTTGACTATTAATCCAGTTAACTATTTCAATGATGACTTTGAAACAATGTCTTCGCTTATTAGTACTTCTTTTTATGATAATGAGTATCCACTAGCAATTAAAGCAAGAACCAAAGACAAAACAATAACAATAAAAGCTGGGCAACCAATTGCTACTATCATGCCTATTTCACTAACACAACTAGATGGAACATCAATTAATATGGTAAGATATTCAGATCCAGAAAGAATTCGTGAAACAGCAAATAAAGCATATGGAAATGCCGCACAGCAAGTAACAATGGGTGGCGAATGGACAGATTGGTATAGAAATGCTATAAATGAAAAGGGTGAGAGCATAGGCACACATGAGACCAAAACATTAAGACTATATGTAAAAAATAATATTGATAATAGTGAATTTAACGAAGGTGGTATAATCTAAATATGGACCAAATAATGAATAGAGACGTTCCACAAAGAAAGTCAATAACCCCATCTGGGTTTTTTGGTAATAGCAAAGATATGATTATTGAGCTAGAAAACTTTATGACTCAAGAAGAAATTGATTTCTTGGAGAATGCAGCAAAGTCTATTACTATTTGGGATATTACTGAAAGCCATGTAAATGAAAACGGTACAGTAATATATGATTCAGAATATTGGAAAGATAGAGTTGCAAGTAGACCATCATTAGATAAAAATGATCCAAAGATTGGCCCTGTTATAGAAGGATTATTTAAAAAGCTTCAACCAATTATTGAAGACTTTTTTAATGTTAGGGTAGAGCCAACGGGACAAACAATAGTAAGATGGCTTCCAGGTCAATATCAGCATCCTCATGCAGATAAAGAACTTCACGAAGGTCCAGATGCAGGACTGCCAAATGACTTTCCATATTATGATCTTTCAAGCTTGTTTTATTTAAATGATGACTATGAAGGTGGAGAGTTATACTTTCCATTACAAGGCGTTAAGTTTAAGCCTAAAAAAGGTGCTGCATACTTTTTCCCAGGTGATAAAAACTTTATCCATGGGGTAACAGAAATTAAAAATGGAATACGATATACATGTCCATTTTTCTGGACCATTACAGAGCATACTGGAGAAAAAAGACCCTAATGATTGAGGCAGAAAGATCATAATGACTATTGATAATAAAGAGCTTGAATACGTTGAAATATATCCATATATTTTAGCGTATAAAAATACTTTTAAAAATATAAATGAAACATTTGCAGTATTATCACAATCTGCCGAAGGTAAAGAAGATAGGGTTTTAGGTCAGTGGAGTAACTGGTCTATATTTGGAGAATATATAGAGCCACTGGGAAGTTTTTTTGATAATGGTGCATATGATAAAGGAATAAGTAGGATTAAGCCAGAGACATTAGTACAGAAAAAACAAAAAGAATTTTTGGAAGAGCTTTTATCTAATTTTTATTCTGTAACAGATCACTATTGCAAAAAATATAATATAGATATAGATAAAGAATCAAAATTAATAGATGTAGATGGAATGGAAACCAAAGAGTGGTACGTTGCTGGACCATCTATAGCAAGATATTTTAAAAACTATTATCAAGAGTGGGCAGAAAATCCTATTGCAATGTACTATCACTCTGATTTTATTAGAGAGCCAATGGATTCTGCAGGATATAAGTTTGCAATTACTGCTCTTGTATATTTTAACGATGATTATGAAGGTGGAGAAATAGAGTTTGCAGTTGGTAAAAAATTAATTAGGTATAAACCACAAGCTGGAGACTTTCTTGTATTTCCATCAGGACATCCAGATTATTTGACTGAAGATGGAAATGTTTATATCCATGCTGTATTACCACTTGGAGAAGGTAACAACAAATATTTATCAAGAATGTACTGGCAAAAATATTCAAAAGGTTCTGAAGAGTGGCATGCTGGACTACAAAAATATGGTAAAGAAGAATGGTCAAAAATATATAAAAAAATGTTTGAAGACTATAGTAAAGAAAACCCACAAAGGTCACATATAGAAGGTGGAGTTAGAGTGGTATGAACCTATCAAATAAAAAACGTATAAATAATGATTTAGTTATTTATGAAAATTTTTTAACTGAAGATGAATCTGCTAAGGTTATTGATGTACTTGAAAAACAAGCAGGTGTAGAAAAGCTATCATGGACTCCGATATCATTTTATGAGTCATATTCATCTGTTTTACCAAATGACAATGATCCAGAGTTAGAAGAGGTTGGGTTGTCACCAACAGTTTTTTCTGATATAAAGGCTGGAATAATTAAAGCTGTTGCATCTGTTCATGATACACCAGAAGAAAAAATTGTTCAAATTGGATATCATACACAAAAATGGGAACCAGGAGCTTTTGCAAGATTACACTCAGACAATACAGATGAAGAAGGAAATTTTGGCGCATTTGAAAGAAGTAGGTATGCAGCATTCTTATATCTTAATGATAATTTTGAAGGTGGTCTATTGAGATTTCCAACAAGAGATGTAGAGATAGCTCCAAAAACGGGAATGCTTGCTGCTTTCAACGGTAGCTTTGAAAATATGCATGAGGTTACTTTAATTACCAAGGGTGTAAGGTATACTCTTGGCTCATTTTGGGATGATAGAGAAGAATCTGAGTATCCAGAAGAACTAAGAGCTGCTTGGAAAGAAGAGATGGAAGCTGTTAGGGCTGCTCAAAAAATTGAAAAACAAGAATGGCAAGATCTTTTGAAGCAAGGGTATAAGATTGATGCAGATGGAAAAAAATACAAAATAGAAGAATTAGAATAAAATGCTATCTGTGTTATATCAAGAGCTAGTTAAAAAATCTTTTGCTGTTGATAATATAGATCCTGAAATATTATTAGTTAATAATTTTATTTCAGATGATGAACTTGATGAAATTTTAAAAATAATAGATAGCTCTGACCAAAAAGACTGGGAAATAGAGTATCAGTCTAATCTTAAAAGATTTTGTATGGAAAAATTTGGTAGAGATGATGTAGAAAATTTAGTTTTAGAGGGAAAGTTTTCAATAACTCAAAATTGGAATGATAAAAACCTAAATATATCAAAAACTAAGATTCATGAAATTATATATGAAAGGTTACAGTCATTTATAACATCAATTGATAATAATCTAGAGCTTAGCGGTTTTGCCACTATACAAAGAATGCAAAGCGGTGTTGAGCTAAAATCTCATGTTGATCAAGATACGGATCCGTCTATTCAGTATGCTACAATTTTATACCTAAATGAAGAGTATAATGATGGTGAAATATTTTTTCCAAAACTTAATATAAATTTAAAGCCAAAGTCAAAATCAATGCTTATTTTTCCAGGTACAGAAAAATATGAGCACGGAGTAAAGCATGTTGGCGATGGACCAATAAGATATGTTCTTGTAGGTTTTGTAAAAATAAAAAATTTTTATGAGAATAATAAATATTAGAAAAGGAGCTAACATGAATAAAGAAATATTAGAAGAAAAAGTTTACTACTACCCAGATGGTGTAAAAGATTTTGATGTTTTAATGCGTACAATAGATGAGTTGGACGATATTGAAAAACAAAATGGCTCCTCATTATGGCTAGATTGGACTGCATCTAATGACAAAGAGTTCATCTATGGTGTTACAAAAACTTTTGATTTAAGCCAAATTCAAAATCTTGATGAACCAGTTAAAAGTAAAATGAAGTTTGTATATGAAACAATTATGCAGTCCTTTTATGATGTATCAAAAGATTTTGCTGAATCAATAGGCGACTTTGATATACCCAGGTTATTTCCAGTTTTTAATATTAAAAAATATAAGGCTGGAATAGGAATGGGGTCACACTATGACCAGTTAGATGGAGACAAGACATTGCGATATTCTCTTGTAATGTACTTAAATGATGATTTTGAAGGTGGAGAAATTTCATTTTTATTATCTCCATATGAAGATGTAAATTCTGTACCATCTCCAAGCCTTGACTATGATGTTGCAGTTAAAAATAACGAGATAGCTTTTGGACTAAAGCCTAAAGCTGGAAGTATTATTATTTTCCCATCTTCAGCACCTTATTACCATACTGCACATTTAGTAAAAACTGGATTTAAATACATGGTTCCTGGACATTGGATACATAATGATATGGAACTTCATGAAAATCCAACAATGATGTAAACAATGAAAACAGCAATTGTTACGGGGGCAAGCAAGGGTGTTGGATTAGCAACATCTAAGCTTCTTGCTGAAAGTGGTTATAAGGTAATAGCCGTTTCTAGAAATTTGTCAAAAATAAAAGAGCTTAACCACGAAAATATTGATCCTTACCACTTAGATATTACTGACTTTAATGGAATAGACCTATTTTTTGAAAAATATAAAAATATATCTCTAGACCTTTTAGTAAATAATGCTGGTGGCGGGGCATCTCCTACATACATTATAAATGAAAATCCGCAAAGTTTTAAGATTGCTTATGATATTAATGTAACTGGACCAATGTATTTATCAAAGCTTTTTGTGCCATGCTTACAAAGGTCAAGCTCTCCAACAATAATATTTATAACTTCTTTAGCAGGCAAAGTACCGTATGCTAGTGGCGGAAACTATACAAATGCTAAAAGAGGTCAGCGTGGCTTAATAGATACTATGAGAATTGAATTTCCACAATATAATATAAAAATAACAGAGATTTGTCCAGGAACTATTGATACTCAAATTGAAAAAAAGGATAATGCTTTAACTGCGGAAGATATGGCTGAATCTATTCGCTGGGTGGCATCTTTGCCAAGCCATGTCAATATCAATCAAATAGAAATCAGCCATATCAATAATTGCAAGTTTTAGCTTACAACATCCTTATATTTTTTTAACCATTTATGGTTTGCACCCTTTTTATAGGATGACCAAGAGCTCCAGTCAGTACCGCCTTTTGTCATATGAAATACAACTTGTGCATTCTTAACTGGGCTAAAAAGTTCGGCATTTAGGCCAAGATCAAACTTGTCTCGTCTGTCTGGACCTAAGTTTCCAATCATATTAATTTGGAATATACCGTAAGAGCTATCGCCAGTCTTGGTGTTTCCATTAAAAGCAAATGGACGGCCATTAGATTCAGCCTTGGCTATAGACCAAGCCTTTTTTAGACCTTCACCCTTAAAGCCAACAGCCTTAAGTAATTCAACCAATTGTCTATCGGTCAAACTGTGAGCATTTTCATACTTCTTCAGTATTGCTTTACTCTTTGCCCTCTTAGAAACCAAAAGAGCCACCTTGTGGGTGGCATTAGTATCCTTGGCGTCTTTAATTAGCAAATTATTTCGGGCAGCAAAAGAGCTACTAATACCATTAGTAAAAATAGCAGATGCAAGCACGAAAATCATTACCCCTGATAGTATTTTATAGTTTCTCAAGTTTTCCTCCTAGAAACAGTTATGACACCATAACGGTGTCATACACCTAGTATAACACAAATATTACTGACGAGTCAACCTCATTTGATGATATAATATATAAACAATTTTTTTTGAAAGAGGTAAAATGGCAACATACAGAGGATCTGGATCAGGT